ATTCGGAAATCCCCTCAACCAGTCAGAACCAGCAGGGACTGAGCGGATCGGAGTCGGATATTCCAACATCGGGCAGGATCGAGCCGAGACTGGTCACGCCCGTCAATGCCGGCGAGAGTTTCGGCCCTGCCCTAACCTTGTGGGCGAAGCGCGTGCTCAACATTGATCTCATGGAGTGGCAGAAGCGCGTCGTTAATGATGCTCTGAGTCTGGACGAGAACGGTGACTTCATCTTCCGTGAAGCGTGTATCTCTACGGCTCGTCAGAACGGCAAGAGTTTGGTGATGCGTGCTGTCGCCGGCTACATGGCGACCGAGTATGCAGCGATCCGAAAGGAGCCTCAGACGATCGTCATTGTTGCCAACCAGAAGCGTCGAAGCATGGCTCTCTTTCGTGACTTGGTGCGCGACCTTGACCAAAAGGTTGAGTGCAAAGTTCGTCTGCTGAACGGTGACGAGCGGATCAACTTCCCAGACGGATCATCTATCTCGGTCGTCGCTGCATCGGTTCACGCTCACGGCATGACAGCCTCGGTCATTCTCGTGGACGAGCTCTGGGACATCAGTCCCGAGGTCGTGTTCACAGCTTTACGGCCTTCCCAGATCGCAGTCAAGAATCCGATGATGATGATGTTCTCCACCGCTGGCGACCAAGGCTCAACAGTGCTTCTCCAGCTTCGAGAGCAAGGCATGGCAGCGATTGACTCAGGCCGAACTGGCTCGCTCTATTTCGCTGAGTGGTCACTTCCGCCCGGAGTGAGTCTGGAAGATCGGCAGTATTGGGGATGGGCGAATCCTGCGCTCGGAACAACGATCACGATGAAGGCGTTAGAGCTTGCGTTTGACTCGCCGAATCGTCAAGCGTTCATCCGAGGCCATCTGAATCTGTGGGTAGATTCAACTAACTCCTACCTACCGATTAACCTGTGGAACGATCGGAAGACTGTGGATCCGATGCCTCCGATCCAGTGGCTCGTCATTGACTCATCGGTTGACGAATCACGCTATGTCGGGATCGGTTGCGCGTACGACGGAACACGCGTCATCGTGACGACCGAGTTTGTCGTGGAGTCCGCCCAACAGATGTGGGCCGAAGTCGTGACTCGAATGTCGGACGCGTCAGTCAAACTTGCATGTACCCCATCGCTGGAGATCCACTGTCCGCCAGATCTTCGCCGAAGGATGACGATCGTCGGCTATGCCGAGTTGATCAAGTGGACAGGTGCAGCTCGTGCGATGATCGTTGAGGATCGCGTCCGCCACACTGGCGACCTTGCACTCTCCGAACATTTCGCTCGAGCAGTAGCAGTCAAGACTGGCGGAGCGATCGTTCTCAGTTCGCAGAAGAGTCCGGGCCCAATAGAGCTCGCCCGATGTTCAGTGTGGGGAATCATGCTCACATCACGACCGAGAGCATCAGCGAAACCTCAGATGGCTTTCGGCTGACCCTAGTGGACACACGCTTGCAAGTTTGAGAGACTCGCAAGCGATGGCACTCTTCGGAAGTAAGAAGCAAGACGCGACCCCCGCGTTCGCACACGCACCGCTTCAAGCTGCAGCAGGTAGCGCCTCTCAGAGCGGGCTGGGTCAATTTTGGAGTTACACCGTCGGGGCCGCTTCCGAATTGGCTCTGTCCGTTCCGACAGTTTCACGAGCGACACAGATGATCATCTCTCTCGTCGGCTCACTTCCCCTCCGCCACTACACGACACAGTTCAACGGCGAACGGTACGAAAAGATCTATCTTGAGAACGAATCATGGATGGACACTCCAGACCCAACTCTCACGCGTAACTTCGTCATGTCGAATCTGTGCATGGATCTCATGATGCGCGGACGAGCGTTCCTCTATGTGACCTCACGCAGCTCTGCTACCGGACGGCCTCTCGCTTTCCAGTGGATGCCCTGCGAAATGGTTGACTCATTGGATCAGCCCGGCCCACAGTTCTTCGGAAAATCCAACCAGATCACATTCAACGGCATCCAGATTCCGACACAAGATGTCATCCAATTCCTCGCACCCGTTCAAGGATTCCTCTGGACAGGTCGCCGAGTCTTAGAGACCGCAATCAAGCTTGATCGCTCAGCTGAACGCTTCGCCTCCAATGAGATCGTCGCTGGATACTTACAGCAGACCGACAGCTCTGAACCTCTTGACGCTGAATCGCTTGGTGAGCTCGCTGCAGCATGGTCAAACGCTCGACGCGTGAACGCTGTCGGCGCATTGAACTCGGCTGTCAAGTACGAACAATTCGACACAGACCCGAGCAAACTCCAGCTTGTAGAAGCACGAAACTTCAGCGCACTCGAACTGTCTCGAGCAATCGGAGTCCCTGCGTACCTTCTCGGAATCGGCATCTCTGGCTACAACTACAGCAACGCCACTCAGGCCAAGCAAGATCTCTATCTGCTCGGAGCCAAGCTCTACATGGACTGTATCCAAGAAACCCTTAGCGGAACGGACATCCTGCCTCGTAATAGGTTCGTGGAATTTGACACCGAAGATCTGATAGAAGATGTCGCAATGAACCGCACAGAGATAGACATTGAAGAACCTGCCTCCATGCGGACACCTCAGGAGATGCCCTCATGATTCGACTTACTGCTCAACAGATCACACTTGACGCTTCCGCCGATGGCGAACCATCACGCCAGATCACAGGCCTCGCCGTTCCGTGGAATGTCAAAGCGACTCTCTCCGGTGGAGAATCGGTGGTCTTCCTTGAAGGCTCACTCCCCGAAGATGGCCCAATGCCAAAGCTTCTGGAATACCACGACGAGACACGCGTCATCGGACGAGTCACCGAACGAGTCTCCACCGCCGAGGGAATGATGTTCGTCGCCAAGTTAAGCGCCACTCGTGCAGCTGACGACGCTCTCGCACTGCTCGCCGATGGCGCTCTAGATTCCGTCAGCGTTGGCGCAGTGCCTACCAAGTTCAAGCGCCTCGCAGACGGGACTCTAGAAGTCTCTGAGGCTAAGTTCGTTGAACTCTCGGTCGTCACGACACCGGCATACGCCGACGCGCAGGTCTACTCAGTCGCTGCCTCTTCACCCGAAGAGGAAGCACCCGACGAAGAAGAAGAAACACCAACCCCAACCCAACCATCCGAGGAGGATGAAATGTCAGAAGCAATCGAAGCAGCAGTCCCCACTGCCCCCATCCAATACGCAGCACCGAAGCGCGAGTTCAAGCTGCCCACCGCTGCCGAGTACATGGTCAAGTTCGTCGCTGGCGGATCCGAGTTCGCTGAGTTCAACCAGCGCATCGTTGCAGCCGCTCCAAATGTCACCACGACCGACACACCCGGCATCTTGCCAGTGCCGATCGTGTCTCCTATCTACAATAATTTCGTGGCTAACTACAGGCCCTTGATTACTGCAATGGGAGTCCGCCAAATGCCACAGAGTGGCAAGGTCTTCATCCGTCCGAAGGTCACCACACACACGACCATCGGTGCAAGTAACGGCGAACTCGTCGCACTTGATCAAGGAACTTTCGTCGTGGACGACATTCAGATCACCAAAGCCTTGTACGGCGGATTCGTGAAACTTTCTGAAGAGTCAATGGACATGACCTCACCTGAGGTTCTCGGTGCTTTGATTGATGACATGGCTCGCATCTACGCAAACGCGACAGATGTCGCAGCCTGCACGACTTTCGAAGCAGGAGTCACCCAGACTCAAGCACTCGCCGATGTCACCGATCCTGCAGACTGGGTGTCGTTCATCTACGGAGCTGCACAGCAGATCCTCACCAACAGCAACGGCAACCTGCCCAATGTGATGGTGGTCAGTCCCTCGTACTACGCGTCACTCGGCGCATTGGTGGACACTGCTGGTCGTCCGTTGTTCCCGAATGTCGGCCCACAAAACGCAGTCGGCACCGGCGCATCAGCATCAACCTTCAACGGCAACGCCTTCGGCCTGTCGCTCGTGGTTGACCGCAATATCACCACCCTTCCGATCTATGTCGGCGACAGCACCGGCTTTGAGTGCTGGGAACAACAAAAGGGTGCCATCTCAGTAGAACTCGCTGATGGTGCGCTTGGTCGTGTCATCAAGTTCCGCGGTTACTTCTCGTC